CCCTTACGTCTATAGAAGTCTGTGATGTGTTTGATTACAAATCGTAAATCGGTTGATGAGTCAAACGGCAGATTGTCCATGTACTTATTTTTGAAGTACAATAGAAACTTATCAAAATCAGTGGTATCGACATTACGAGCATAGAATGCATCACGAAACTTTGGTAGAGTTGTGTCTACATACTCATAATATGCTTGGACAAATTCTACGAATAGCTGACCCTCTTCCCTATAGATACTAGGAAATTGACTAGGAATATCTGTGTAGATATTCTCTCTTGATCTGCTTACGTTGTCTCTAACGGCCATGATACTCTCTCTATACTGTAGTCATAGTTATGTTTATATCTTCACGGCGAATTACTAAGATTCTGTCTTTAGTTGAACTAATATCTTTCTTTGTGGTGTTTGCATAAAACTTGATTGCTTTTCCAACATAGTTATCCACTTCAAAGTTAGTCAGTCTTACAATACCAGTTGTATAGTCTACAGTGCCGATTGACTTCTTGAACACACTAGGTGTTGCAGTGTCGGCAGTGATTGCAATGATGTTACCTTGACCATCATCTTGAAGAGACACCAATGATCCGTTCAGTGTAAACCTTGAAGTTGAGATAGCTGGCTTATACGCATTGAATCCAATGACTTCATTGAACGTATAAGGGACAACAAGTTCAGCACTAAAATCGAATGATGGGTTTGCCAAATCACCGAGAACAGGTTTGTATTCGATTATCGGACGTGCAACAATATCAGTAGATACTATAGAAGGATCACTAGTGTCAATAATATTTGAAAGTCTGGACTGTCTAAGCGTAAAGTTGAACTTATTGAGTGACGTATCATTGTAGGTAATGATAGCTTCTTCGATCAACGATTCGAGTAGAGCCGCTCCTTTAGATGTTATCCTAGTGTCGAATGCTGTGTTGATAGCAAGATCAATATACATAAACTTCGCAGGCAAGAAGACTGGCTCAATAGTCAGAGGAGTCTTTGTGCGAATATAGTCTCTAAATGCTTTGATGTCGTTCTGACTAGCACCGTCTGCATTGAACACGTCAACGGAAATAATTGCTTTACCAAACTGAGGTGGATCAACTTCGTCACCACCATAAACAGAGATGGTCTGAATATTTGGGAACTGTTGTGACAGTAGAACTTCGTAGTCTTTCTTTGTTACTGCACGTTCCTGTACTTGAATAGACTTGGGTGCAAAGAACTTGATGTCTTCAAGTGACTCTCGCTCTGAACCTTGAGTGGCATTGTTTGTTGCATTGTTTGTGACAGTAGCAGAGTACCCGCCAATGTTACCAATAGTGCTAAAGTTACCAGCGCCATTTGCTTCTTCACCTTTCGTTACACGATATTCAATTTCAATTACTGTAGCATTCTCTGGTTCATTACCAAATCTCTCACGCCCAAACTCTACTTTGTATAGATTGTCGAAATGAGTGTCTACATAGAAAACGTTGTCAGCTGGCTCAACACCAAAGATAGTATTTGTTCTTACATATTCTGTTGAGTTAGCATTAGCGGCAGATGAATCATACACATTTACTTTGATGCTTTCAGAGTCAACATTCTCATTGTTTATAATATACTCTTGTTTCTTTGTGTTGTCAACAGTATAATACTCTTTTATGTACTTTCCTTCAAAAACTTTTAGATCATCGATAGTATATGCACCAGTAGCATCAGGCTTTACTACTCGTACAGCATCAGTCAAGAATGTATAAGTTTTTGTGCCACACTGGGCATTGAATTTTGTGCCCTTAGGAATTGTTACGAAAGCTGGATTATCATCTGCGTTGAACGTAAGGGCAAGATTCGATCTTGCGCTGTTACGTGAGCCAGTAGTATATCCTAATTCCTTTGCGTGAGACATAGCATTTTCTCTCAACTGCGCTGAGTCGAGGAACATTTCTGAGAATGCCATGTTATTATAGAAATTGTTTTGGAACGTATTCTTTGCTAGAATGTCTAGCAGTACGTTCATATTAGATCCTTCAAAATCATAGTCTCTGAAGTTCTCTTGAGATTTCAAGAAGGTCTTCAGATTACTTTTGATCTGTGCAAAATCTAATTCTGTAAATGGTGCCTGATTTGCCATTACCTTACCCTAGTTAGTGTTGTGACTAATGTTACTTCTTCTTCACTATTTATGACGTTGAATACAACTACCACACGTACAGCATTATTATCTGGCGTAGCGATTATATCTACTCCAATAAGATTTGCACGAGGCTCATATTGCTCTACGGTTTCACGAATCATCTCTCTCATAACAAGAGAAGTGTTAGGTGTAAGATTTTCGAAAAGCATCTTACGAATGTCGCTGCCTAGATTGGGCTGAAACGGTCTTTCACCTCTGTCAGTCAACAACAGATTTTTTATTGATTGTTTTACTGCTTCTTCATCCCTATTTACGGCCAAGTCCAAACTCACGGGATTCTTGAAGAAGTCCATGTGAAAGTCTGAGTAGAGAGACTTTTTAGCGTTGAGTGGTGTCTTGATTGCCATCTATAGGTCCTTTATTGATATTTATGACACTTGAGTCTGTGGGTAGCTAATTTGACTAGAAGATCCTGTTCTAAATCCATCATCTAAGTGCATAGCGATATAATTGTCAAATCTGTGACCTCTAAGCCACGATCTTCTTGCTCCCATGTCTAAGTGTACGAAATTACTACCTGAGTAATAAGCAACACCCATAAAGCCTTCTTGACTTGCTGTACGAATAAATTTACGAATGTCTTCATCTGACATACCAGACATACTCACGTCAATAGCGAGTCCACTTTTATGTGATGAGTTCTTAGCACCACCGACTTGATCGTTATACTGAGGTGATCTATATCCGCTATTGATTGTAAAAGTTTTGCTCATTCTTCTGGCAACAATTGTCAACTTTGTCCATACTTCTGGTTGAACGTTTCTATATCCATCGCCCTCTACAGCGTCACTTACATATTTGCCCATATTCAAAACAGAACTATTGAATTTGAATCTGCCTTCTAGTCCATCATCGCCAAGATTTAGTAAGCCTTCACGTTCTTTATCGGTTAGAGTATTTGCCGACACATAGAACTCTGACGAAGGTCGTTCGAAAACAAAACGCTCTTCGTCTTGTTTCTTAGCGGATCTATTTTGTCCTTCGACTAGCCGCTTCTTCGCTTTGTCTACACCCTTTTCATCAACTCGTACTGCACCAGCGTTTACTGCATCTTTAGTTCTGTACTCACCAATCTTATCTACAAGTTGCTCTTGTAATGTTAGGTTTACTGCGAACTGTCTGAGTGCATCGATAGGTCCCATCATAAACGCTTGTACCATTTCTGTAAACTGACAGAAGCGGAAAAGTAACAGTGCGATAGCATTAGGAGTAAGACTTTTGAATTGCTCTACAGACTTATCAATAAACTTTTTGATATCAGCTTTGATGCTGTCAACAGTAGTATTCTGTAAGAAGTTCTTCACATTGTTTATCATGCGCTTGATCTTCTTGATCATTTTCTCTGCACCGGCTTTGACGTTTTTCACAAACTGAGTAGCAGATTCTACAATACCTTCTAGTTGCTTCTTTAGTGTCTCTGCAAGTTCGTCTACTAACTCTTCTAATTTAGATTTGAGTGCTTCAAGAGGATTTGCGAGAGACGCTAAATCGAAACTGAGAATAGTATCTAGAATACTACCAGCAAATGTCAATACGTCTAACAGTGGAATAAGTTTATCAAATGGATTTGCGATTGCACTACACAGACCACCAGAAATAGAATTAGCCATATTCTCGCTATAGTAAAACTCTAACTGAGAATAGATATCACGCACATCTGACGGAATAGAGTCAGCGGGTACGTACTGATTTGGCGTTATAGTATTTTGATAATCAGCAAGGTGTGTATCGACTGTATTGATATTCAAACCACTTTGATCTAAGAAGTCAGCAACCTCACTAAAGAGAATAGGTGATTGTTGATATCTTTGATTCAGGAGAGAAAACGCAGAGGTATCCGAACTGATTATCGTTGTATTCAAGTTCTGTGATAATCTAAGCAGTGTAGTAGCGTCATAGCTATCCGCTGGATTAGCTTCTTTGTTCAATATATCAACTACACTGAACGCAGGAGCAAACCCTGTTTGGATAACAGATTCCGAATATCTACTCGCTATTGTTGTTGGTCTACATGTCATTGTTTTGTATCGTCTCCAGCACGATCTGATATACCTTCAGGAGATGGCATAACAGTATTTATATTGTCTTGGCTATTTGTTGCTGGGCGTCTTGCTTCAGGTGTTTTCAGTTTAGGCATCTCAGCGTTGTCTGGTTTCGCAGGCAATGGTATAGGAGGACTTATTGATTCACCAAGTCTTACTAGAAGACCGTCAAAGTACGCTAGACCAGTTGCTTTGATATCTACAAGTCCACCTGCTTGTACGATATATGCCCCACCAACTTTAGTGTTGACAAGCCCGAGAGATCCAATATTAGTTGCTACACCAGAACCTAAGTTCAAAGACGTGAGGCTGTTCAGCGACATACCAAGAGTAGAACCCATACTAATACCACCAGTCAAAGCACTCGCTCTAATATTTGAGAATGATGCCATGTCGATATCAGTAGCACTTGCTTCGATACTTACTTTAGCACCACGCAACTCTAATGCTTCTGCGGCATTGATAGTTGCTTTACCACGTGCTTCTACGTTGAAGTTCTCACACTGAATGTTTACATCGCCTTGAACGTATACGTTGTTAGAGCCACCTTCTACTCTCACGTTCCAATCGTCACCTACATTTAGATTGTAGTTACCCTCTGATCTCTGATGCTGTACGCCTTCACTTGTGTTATGAGTATCGCCAAATGATTTGATGAGAACGTTACCATTCTGATCGATCTGCACCACAGAACCCGTGTTATGGGTAATCATGATATAACCTGTGCCGTCTGAGCCTTCGTCATTGACTACTACAGTATTACCACCATTCTTTGCTTGAAAGACTACAGTGTTCATACTTCTAGATGGTGCGATTACATCAGGCTCTGACCACGTTTGATCTTCTGATAGTCCAATTTTGTTTTCTTCTTTGCGACTGGCGCCTTGTACAACTGCGGCTGTACGTTTACCTTGCTCTCCACTCATCCACGGTGATAGTGGGGCATTACCATAGCTGTCAATAAAATCTTTTGATACTTTTGCCATTATTCTGCCCCTGCCGGTGGATCTGCGAATCCATTATCATCGATGTTCTGGCCAAACATTGTTCCTAAGATGAACGGATGCTGTGCGTCTCTTCCATCAGCAAAGAATCCAAACACCCAATCACTCTCATCAGGTATTGCTTGCATCTTGCCATATGTCCCGTTGATACAGAATGCCCACGGTAAGTCTTGATCTTCTACGTAGTCAAGTTCTGTCTTATCTGTTTTTATTTCATCACCACTTGCTGGGTGTATGCCGATAGCACGAACACGTACACGACCACTATTCGTTGGATCGTTCTTATCTACGACTTCGCCAATAAACCAGTGTGGGGTTATTCCATCTTTACTGTTGAACATTACTCTTTCACCTCATTCATAGGACCACGTGACACTCTCATTTTCTGCATATACGAATTTTCATAGAATATATTATCTATGCTTTCTATCAAATAAACTCCTGAACGCTCTTCATCAATAGATCCGTATACGTTGAAGTAAGGAATCTCTAAATCAATTAGATCGCCAGGGAACAATTCGTTATTACCATATATCGTTACTGTGAGTCTAGTTGCTCTATAATCATAAATATGAGCGTTTTTACTATTCAGAATCTCTCCGTAATATGGTTTTGGTCTTATCCCATATGCATTTGGCATATCAGCATCTGGATAATCTTTGATTACATACGTAGATGACCAGTCATTCATATGTGTTTTGATAAAGTCAGATGTGTGTCTCAGTACACGTTTAGAATCGGTTGTACTTGATGAGCCTGGGTATTGATAATCTTTATATTCATCTTCGTGCGTATACTCATGTGACTTCACCATTCTATTAGTGATGTCAACTTCTTCTACCTTTCTATAGTAAGCGCCATTCTTCATGGCATCAAACGTGTCTACTGGCGTGTGAAAGTCTAAACTAATGACTCCAGACATCTTATTCAATTCACCCTGTGGCGTCTCATCTTGTGGACCAGATACATAAGTATATTTACCCTTACTTTCTGCCGTAGAGAATATCTCTTCTAGATTTACGAAATGATACTTCTCTCTTGTTTCAAAAAATCTGTAGTAAGAAGATGGGAAAGATGATGTGTATGCTTTACGTGACATGAGGTGCATTGCTGCCTCTGGACGCATATTGGGAATAACAATCTTCTGATTGCCTTCTGTTTCATGCACAACGATTTCTTTTTCAGTACCGCTATCAGAGGTCTTATAATAATCTTCGAATATAGTTTCTACTTGCTCATTGATAGGAATGTATTTTCTAGTAGAACCACTGCCCTCTGCAATACAGCGTGATACAGAAAATCTATCAGACCAGAACTTGCCATAAGAGGCAAAGTGTATGTTATATTCTAACACACTATCGTCACTTGCCTTTGGTGTAGCAACATCTGTCACTGCATACAAGAACATATCTTCTTGACGTTCAATGCCAAAAAAGTCTGTGTATACAATTCTTACTCTTTCTTGACCACGCAAAGGAAACGAATAAAAGATTCCTTCTGAGTCATATACTTTAGCAGAGCCACTAATATGACCCTTAGCAAAACTCTCTTTGATATTCCAAGTGTGGACGATCATCTTTATATCAAGAATATCATCTTCACTCAACACCGCATCAGGGTTTTCGGTAGCACCAACCGCTTGTCTTTTAGAATCAGCCGTAGATGGCATCAAGTAAAAGCCGTTTAGTGTATAAGTACCTGCTGGTGATTGATTAGCCGCTTCACTCATTCATAAGTCTCTTGAATTCTTTATCTACTTGTTCAGCGTAGATTTTGTTTATCACTTGTATCTGTCTTTTGTTTTCGTTCTCTTCATTCTCCACTCTAAAGACGGTCATCTTTGTCCATTCGTCTGCGTCAAAATCAGAATCAAACGTAGCGCCTAATGTGAACGTCTCTAAACTAATTTGATCACCATCATCGTTCTCGTAGTATAGGACATTATCGTCTATAGTTTCATTCATAGTCCAATCAAGAACTAGTTGCCTAGGTGCTGTAGCAGAGCCAGTACTTTCTTTATACTCTTCTTTGTATTTGTCAGAGATGTAATCGTAAAAGTTTTCTTGTTCCATTGGCCAATCTTTATATGGGTCAATGATATCGTTTGCAAGATAAACAAGCCAAACTAGATTCACATCACCGTAGTATAGGTGTGCCACTTCTTCTGCCGACTCATCGTTCTTTACTGTGTATGGTAGGTATACACGTGGGTTCTCTGCAATCGTGCTTTTGAACTTAGCACGTTTCGTAATGTCAAGTAGTAATTGACCTTGGTGCTTAGTCTTTGGAAAATATCTGAAATATCTAGGCATTATTCTCCTCCGTCTCCAGCCGCTCGACTCATGCCTTCGATATCACTTCTAGTGTGAATCTGCGCTTCTGTTACTGTCATAGTACAGTTGATGAATGATGGTCGACCACCTTTGTTCAAAGCGAGTCCTTGTGGCGTGAAGTCTGTTGTAAATGTGTTGATCATAACAGGCTTGAAATAGTAGAAGTAGTTCTGATCAATGCCCGTAAAGAATATGTCAACTAAATTAGGATAAGTGAGAAGGGCTCTTGAAACTGAAGATTCTCCATCAATAGCATAAGCGGGTAGCATACGGGCTTTGATAAATTGTAAAAGGTCTTTGAGTTGACGTGCTTCTTCGTTACTTCTAGGTGATAACTGCCAGTTGAATGTGTGTTGCTTGAGATCGACACCGTCAAACTTCAATGCAACGTGAGGGTTTACAGTATTGCCGGTTCTCATATCGATAGCAGTATTGATGCCACCAGCCCCTGGGAGCTTATCTAATACGTTTCTTCCCATAAATGCACTAGCAATTTTGAATGTACTACCGACAGCCGTAGTCTTATCTGTTCCAGCGATTGTTTCACCACCAGAGGAGAAGGCTGATTGTGCGTCTGCTAGTAACTCTGCCCTACCACCTGCACCTAATGTGTCTAGTGCTAATGCTCCAGTTACTCCCAACTCATACGGTCCCACTTTTACGTTGTATGTGTCTGTCAAGTTGTTGGGAATAGGAAGACTAACACTAGCATCAATCTTAGATGATACTGCACGATCTTCACCACGAACAAATCCACTTGATGTTGCGCTTCGGTAATCGTAGTCTTTGAAGACTAGAACCATGTTGTGTTGACCAGGAGTTAGAGGATACGAATACGATGTGAAGTTATTCGTAGACCTCGCTTTCTCCATATCTGAATCTACTGTCATTTGCTAACCCTTATAAATAGCTTTATCACTTATTTATACGTAATACCAAGATCGGTTATGATATGGCAAAATATTATCAAGGACGCTTCAAACCGAAGAATCCTAAAAAGTACATGGGAGACCCCACTAACATTATTTATAGAAGTGGGTGGGAGTTCAAATTGATGAGATATCTGGATGTACACCCAGATGTTATAGAGTGGGGCAGTGAGGAGCTTATAGTCCCATATCGCTCACCTATTGACGGAAGAATGCATAGATATTTTCCAGACTTCTTAGTAAAACAGATAAATAGAGATAAGAGAAAAGAAACTGTCCTGATTGAGGTAAAGCCAAAAGCGCAGACTGTTCCGCCAGACATATCAAAGAAGAATACGTCTACAGGAAAACTAAGCAGAAGGTATATAAACGAGGTGAAGACTTGGGGTATAAACCAAGCTAAGTGGCAAGCCGCTGAAGACTTTTGTAAAGATCGTGGGTGGAAGTTTCAAATAATGCACGAAGGACATCTAGGAGTAAAGTAATATGAATTATAGAGGTAACAATGTCGAATGCTTGACAGCGACAAAGAAGCACATAATTGATAGCCAAGTAAAAAGGTCTGAAGCAAGAAAAGCTAAAGCGGCCGCTGGCTACATCTCAATGAGAATGGAACAATTGGCAGTTGAGCGAGATAACCCACATAACAGTGAGATGGACTCCAAATGGTATAATAGAATAATCCAGGAGTTGGACTGGGCACAACAATCAATCAATAAAACAACCCAGCGCAACTGTTTTATGGAGAA